TGATTTCAATGAACGGTCTGACGCGAGACGGATACTCCACAAACATGGATCCGGTGTACCGCGTCGATTACGCAATGCGAACCTACGTCTGGGTCAAAGACGACGACTCCGAACAAGTCACAGCAAAACGTGATCGACTCATGACAGTTGTTCGCTCCGCATTTCTTGACTCACCAAGTTTGAATCGTTGCGCCCTGAACGAAGGGTTCGATGTTGTTCTTGACGAAGGGTCGATCCGAGAGGAACATTCAGACCTCACCATGATCAAAGGTGAGCGAGTTATGGCTGGCGGCTATGTCGCGTACACGCTAACCATTGAAGAGAAAGTCGAAAGAACCACAATTTATGAAGCGAAGTCACCTTCAGCATCGGTAACTTACGAAACAGAATCAGAACTGCTTCTACCTTTACTGAAAGACATAAATTGATACCTTCCACTACAGCAGTGCTGCATCGTGGACAATATATGCGACCCCACGGGCTAGTTGCAAAAGACCAGAGCCACTTTAGGTATACTTTGAGAAGCATCCCCGAAAGAACGACACGCTTGGGAGCGGAGGAAGCCACATGCCCGGCATTGTAGTAAACACAGCGGTTCGCACCGGACCGTCAACCACGAACATCAACCCGACTGCAACCATGTTCATGGTTGGTCGGACCGAGCGTGGAACCGAAGGTACGCCAACCCTGATCACCAGCCTGTCTCAGTACGAGACTGTCTACGGCGGGTACATCTCCAGCGGCGCGGTTCACCAGCAGGTCCAGACCTTCTTCGAAGAGGGTGGCGCTCAGGTGTATGTCTCCCGGATCACTGGCGCCAGCGCCACGTTCGGAGAACTCACCGTCACTGGTGGAGGCGGCGACGCCCTCACCCTCACCGCCACCGGTCAGGGCTCATGGTCAAGCAACCTAGAGGCAGAAGTTGTCGCCCTCGGCAGCGGCTTCGCCCTCAAGTTGTACCTTGACGGCGATCTCGTCTACTCAACCGGCGAAGTGGCCACCTCGGCTGCTGCCGCCAACAAGTTGAACGCCGCTACCGCGACTGGTGCGCTGTACGCCACCGCTGTTGCCGGTGCCGGAACCCTTCAGGCTTTCACCAAGGACGCTTTCAGCGCCGGTGACGCCGACGAGAGCGGCATCGTTGACTCGGACTACACGACCGGTGTCGACAACTTCAGCGACGATCTTGGCCCGGGTGCCATTGCGGTTCCGGACGACGGCGGTTTCAGCGATCGCACCGTGATCCACGCTGCGCTTATCGCTCACGCCGCCGCGAACAACCGGATCGCCCTTCTTGCCTTCGGCGAGAATGATTCGGCTTCGACGGTTGAGAGCGCTGCCGCAAACCTGAGTGCTGGCTCCAACGCCGAGTACGCCGCCGCCTTCTTCCCGTGGGTCAAGATGACCACCGATGCGGGCACCACCCTGACGCTTTCCCCTGAGGGTTATGTTGCCGCGAAGCGTGCGCTTGCCCACAACGGGATCGGCGCTTGGACCGCTTACGCGGGTGCCAACTCTGAGGGTTCCTACATCACCGGGCTTGCCAGCGCGGTCAGCAAGGACACCGGCGACAGCCTTGACGAGAACCGGGTGAACGCCCTCCGTCTCATCAACGGTCGGGTTCGCATCTACGGTGCCCGCTGTCTCTCGGCTGACGAGGACAACTTCCGGTTCATCACCTCCCGCGAGATGCTGAACTACGTCGTCAACGGCGCGAAGAACACCCTTGAGGATCTGATCTTCTCGCCAATCGACGGTCGCTCGGCCCTCTTCTCTGAAGTCCGCGCCCGACTGGTTGCGCTCCTTGAGCCAATCCGCATCGCTGGCGGACTGTACGAAGCGTTCGACAACACTGGTCGCCGTATCGACTACGGCTACTCAGTGCAGGTCAACGATGCCATCAACCCGCTGAGCCAGTTGGCCGGTGGTCTAGTCAAGGCGAAGGTCGGTATCCGGGTTTCGTCCACCAGCGACCAGATTCAGGTTGATGTCACCAAGTCCAACCTCACCGCATCAGTAGTCTGATTAGGAGCAAAACATGACTAAGTTGGCTCAGAGGCAGATTGTCGCCACAATCGTCCCCTCTTCTGGCAAGAACGTCGAAGTTCCCCCGAAGATGGGTGCCGATGCTGGCGTCCAGTACTTCGCTCAGGTGAGCGGCGGCGAAATTACCGCTTCCGTGGAGAAGATCTACGTTGGTGGCAAGTTGTTCCCGGAGACGCTTTGCGCTCCTTCTGAGATTGGTGACCTCACCGTCACCCGTCACTACGATCGTGATGTCGATGGCGACTTCCTGACGGCGGTCCGTCAGATGGTTGGCCGCGCCTACTACGACGTGACCGTGAAGGAACTCAACTGCGACATTGAGAACCCGCAGGCCACCCGGGTTTATCCGGAGTGTCTGCTCGTCGGGCTCACCGAGCCTGAGGGTGACGCCGCTTCGGGTGCTCCCGCCACCTACTCGCTGACCTTCAGCGTTTCGACGGTGGCTAGCGCCCCCAACTGACAAACTGTCAACTTCAGAATAAAGGTTTAGGGGTGCCACTGGCGCCCCTTTTCCTATGCTAGGGTTCTGCGCTATGAGCGATGAACTTTACGAAGTTGAAGAAGAGGCTGCTCCCGAGAAGAAGCCGCCTCGTTCCTCGTCCGGCAAGGCTCCCACGGTCCTTGACCAGTTGAAGGAAACCCTGTCAAAGAAGGTTGAGCGCCCCTCAGTCTTCATTGAGGTTCCTGAGCGTGCCAACATCACGATTCAGGTTTCCCCGAACATCACCCAACATCAGTTGCGTTCGTGGCGCAAGAATGCCGGTGAGGACACCAAGAACGGGATGGATTCCATCAAGTTTGCGTGTGCCGTCATCGGTCACACCACGACCGGCATCTTTGTTGGTGACGAGCAGGCAACCGACGATAACGGCTACCCGTTGACATTCGGTTCGGATGCGATTCTCAAGATGACTGAGACGAGCCGTCCGATTCCGGACTGTGTGCGTGCGTTCTTCGGTATCGACCCCCATTTGGAGGCTGCGGCCCTCGCCATCCTTGAGGCTGCCGGTTACGGGGACACGGTGGAAACCGTGGACCCTACGAAGATGTCCTAGACGATCTCGTCTCGGACGCACGAATTCAGAGCGCAGCACGGCTGGGCGAACTATTCGGCACAGACCCAATTCGTATACTTGACAGCAGCGATGAGGAATGGCTGATTAGGTATGCCTGTGCTAAAGTTATAGAGTCGGACAGAGCCGAAATTGAGCGTCAGCGGAACGCAAAATAGGGGCTAAACATACTCTGTAGCATGGGCGGAGTTCGCGTATGGCGGACAATGAAAATGTCACAATTCGCATACGTGTCAGGGCTGATACCAGCCAGATCGACCGGGTACAGCGCAAACTAGCGGCCCTATGCGCGCAGGCCGACGCCCGTGAGAAGCGTTTCAATGCGTTGGGTAACCGCATTGACGACATGGGCAAGTCGATGAAGGATTTGGACAAGCAGTCCCAATCCACGACGAACCGCATGAAGGATCTTGCCAAGGCGCAAGATGACGTAAATAAAAGAACCC